GTCTATCTCGAGGAGTTCAGGAAGTCTAAGAAGGCCATTCTCATGAAGGCTAGTCTTGAAAGCGCTTTAGGGGCTCAGGAAAGAGACGCTTACGCTCACCCGGAGTATCTCGAGCTCTTAAAAGCATTAGAAGCTGCCGTGCAGATCGAAGAGAAGTTACGGTGGGATCTGATTGCAGCGCAAGCAAGGATCGAGATCTGGAGGTCTGAACAAGCAAACATGAGAGCCGACATCAGGAACACACAATGAACTGGAGATCTAAGAAACTACTTGAGGCTTGCAGAGAACTCCCCTGTGGTCTTTGTGGTGTCGAGGATGGAACAGTTGTCGCGGCTCACTCTAATCAACAGAAAGACGGTAAAGGAACGGGTATCAAGGCACATGACTTTCGGGTCGCGGCTTTATGTTATCGGTGTCACATGCAAATAGATCAAGGAGGTGCAGGCAAAGAAGAGAAAAGACAAGCGTGGGAAGAAGCACACAGAAAGACGATTGGATTGTTATTTGAACGAGGAATCTTAGATGTCATCACTAAATAAAGTTATGTTGATTGGTAACGTAGGCAAAGACCCTGAGTGCCGTTACACAGAGTCAGGTTCAGCCGTAGCGACTTTAAGTCTGGCAACCACAAACCGCTGGAAGAACAAACAAGGCGAGCAGCAAGAAGAAACAGAATGGCATCGTGTTGTCGCCTACGGGAAGCTGGCAGAGATCATCGAGAAGTACATTGATAAGGGAAAGCCCATTTACATAGAGGGGCGTTTACAGACTCGGAAGTGGACGGATAAGCAAGGCATCGACAGATACACGACTGAGATCGTTGCGGACATCATGCAAATGCTCGGGCAGAAAAATAAGTCTGAAGAGCCCGCATTCTGATGGAACAAGGAACAGAGGAGTGGAGGCTTGCAAGACTAGGGAAGGTGACAGCTTCCCGTGTCTCAGATGCAAGGTCTAAAAAAGGTACGGCTACAAGGGCGAACTACATTTCCGACATCATCGCGGAACGACTCACAGGAACGGTAGCCGAGACATTTACGAACTCTTATATGGAGTGGGGAACTCTTAATGAGCCACTTGCACGAGCTGCGTATCAGATACGAACCGAAAGGTGGGTGGAGCAAGTTGCTCTTGTGGATCATCCGACGATCCATAACTTTGCAGCATCGCCTGATGGTCTTGTTGGTGACGGGCTCATCGAAATAAAGTGCCCCAAAACTTCGACGCACATAAGCTATCTGACCTCGGGCGAAGTACCTACAACCTACAAGAATCAAATGATGGCTCAGATGGCTTGTACGGGCCGCAGATGGGTTGATTTCGTTTCCTTTGATCCTAGACTGCCCGAAAGACTACAGCTCTTTGTGGTGCGTTTTGAGCCGTCTGAAAAGGATATTAAGAATCTAGAAACGGACGTTGTTAATTTTCTAACTGAAGTGGATAATTTAATGGAGAAGCTATGCACTGGAAAGAATTGATTGAAAGCCAACGATCCCCACGAACCTTCAGACCCGTCGAAGAGATCTGGCGCGAACACGGCTGGAGACCACCATCCACAGAATGCCCAGACACCATTGAAAAGCACCGAGCTTTTAGAGCGTGGGCACTGGCTGGAGATCATCAAGTCGGTGAAGTCCAGTGATCGATCGGAGATTACGCAGGCTTATGAGGCTGCTATGCCGTATGTCGTTGCGGACTGGGCTAACTGGCTTTTGTCGAAGCCTCGTGCGGCTCGGCTACCGCTGATAGAAAAGATTGCAAAACACCACGGGGACGAAGTTGGGGAAATGGTGAAGAGGAAACTTACCGAGCTACACCGCGACTCTTTTCAAAAGAGCGCATTCCAGCAATCCCCAACATCCCGCTCAAAATAACCCAGAGAGCATCAGTGTCCAACATAGGAGGGGGCTTTACTTCTCTGGGAACATATCCTTCAGCCTGCAGCCAGACCCACGCCCAGACGAGAATGGGATAAAGAAGGAACTGGTAGGCCATCGCGCCTGCACCAACCCAACCTATTGCGGGTCTCCATCCGGCAACAAAGAGATTCTGATTCGCAGCCTCGACCTTATTAACTTCCATCTGGCCGAGGTCAACAGCCTGATCTATTCTTTTAGCCTCAAGCTCAAGTTCCATCCGTTCTTTATCGGATGTATGAAGGTCGCCGATAACCTTACCGACGGACTCAACGACAGATGAAATACCTAGGATGTTCACAGCTTCAGTGCTCGGTTAAGCCAGCCCAAAAGAAACTTAATTTGTGACCTGTCTCTCATCACGATGTCCCGATAACGAGCAATCTTTGCAAGGGCATAGGAAGCCACAAAAAGCTCTTCGTTCATCTGGTTGAGGGCTTGTATGGTCTTAGCCCCGATAACGCCGTCTGGGGCCGTTTTAACGCATATCTGGGCAAGTTTAGAAGCCACAGAAACACCCGCGTTAACTGCGAAGTTAAAGATAGAAGATGCGATGACAGGATTGAGTTGGTCGCCCTGTACGCGATCCCAGAACTCAGACTTGTAGAAGTCCCTGACCATTTGAGTCGGTGGGGTTTCGTCTCTGTCGATAAAGCCCCATCCCGGCCAGTGCGGGTTCTTGTTTCTCGCAATGCCCGCGTAGGTTAATCCGCCGGTGTCGCCATCAATCTTATGCAGGACGTATCCACCTTCGTCCTCGATCATCTTATTGAAGGCCGCTTCAAAACTCATTTATCAACTTTGGCATCGAGCTTGTCGAAGATCCTGCTTAACATGATCTTGATCTCGGTAATGTCTTGCTGATAATCAGACTTTAATACATAAGTATGGGGCAGACCCTTTTCCAACTCACCTAGATCCTTTTGCAGATCTTTCTGGGCTTCCCACAGAACACGGAAGAACCAGCCAGCCACGGCACATAAAACACCGAAGAGGCCGTTAATCAGATTTTGACTTTCCATAGTAGTCGAGATTCCTAATCAGCCGTTCATCATTAGGAGACAGTCTGACTGCCTCGGTCCCGTGTCGTATGGCTTCGTCTGTGTAGCCTAAATTGTAAGCAGAAATCGCTGCTAAGTCATGTGGCTTGAATCCCCAAACTTCAGGGTCACAAGTATAGACAAGCTCTTTGTTCTTGATCTCTAAAGCCATCGTCGCTGCGTGATAGCACTCTTTCCACATCGACTTTGTGTAAAAGGACATTGCCGCATCGACCCACGGCTCTCTGGTTCCCGGAGCCTCGGCTATGGACATCCGAAACCACTTGAGTGCTTCCCAGCCGTTGAGTTTGTGGTCGTAGGCCTTGCCTAACAATCTCATTGCATAACAACGCTCGTTAGGCCACGTCGCCTCAGGCATGTCCAGATACGTCTTTAGAGCGTCTATAGCCTCATCCCAGAGATGGTAGAAGGTAAGCTCACGGGCAAAGTAAAAAGCGTTTCTAGGGCACCTAGGATCCTCTTTGACGGCCATCCTGAGCAGGTCTAGATACTGCCCTCGTGACTTAGTGGGATCGGGATGGTGAGAAACAAGAAGCATGTCTGTTTGGGCATAGACTTCTTTGATGCGGAGATCGGGTCTAGGGTATTCATGAATACTATGGTGGAACCTGTAGCCCTTCTTTGCGAAGATCTTTTCGTAGTAAAAGCAAATGCCTTGACCCCAGTCGAATTTATATCTAAGTCTTGTAGTCTCCGGGGTCCAGACCCTTTCTATTTCCTCGCGCCATCCGGGCTCAAGAACCTCATCAAGATCAAGAGAGACGATTACATCAACGTCGGCAGGCACTAAAGCTAGAGCAGCGTTTCTTGCTAGGTCAAAACGCCACGGGATGATTGAGATGTCGTAAACAGTAATACCGCACTCTCTAGCAAGATCAGCGGTTCCATCTGTTGAGCCTGTGTCAGCAAGAATGATTAAGTCGGCATCTTTGGCCGACTCGTAAAAACGCTTTACAAACTGAGCTTCGTTTTTTGATATTGCGTTAACGCATATTTTCATGTCGTGTATCCATTGTTTTATATAGAATCTGCGCCTACAGAATCCGCGCTAGTCATGCTAGGAACAATCCACTGGCAAGTTGCTTCGTCTAATACTGCGTCTGCTGTGGGTTTTGGTGGGATAAACGCGTCACGAACGGGATCGTAGGTGTAGCCAATGCCTGCGTAGTTTTTCCTGAAGTTGCCGTTGTAGCTGGTCTGCTTCCAGTGCGGATATCCGCCTGACCAGTTCTGGAGAAACCAAACGCCCTTCCATTCCTGCTCTTGACCGTTTTGATCTAGCAACTCGTTGTTGTGAACAACATGGACTTCAAGCACGTTGTTGTTCTGATCTAATTTCGCAAAGTGAGCCATGCTTTACCTCAGAATGTGATGGAGCCGTTACCAGTCCATTTGTAAATACGATACCCACCAGTGGTCGTAATATCTGGCGAACCAGTTGTTGATGATGCGAGAGGGTAAGTATCTGCATAACGGATTATCACAACACCAGAACCACCTGCGCCTCCTGTACCACCAGCATTACCACCAGCGCCACCACCTCCGCTACCAGTGTTAGTTGATCCATTAGTTCCGTTTGCTCCGTTTACTCCTCCGTTACCACCAATACTTGATCCCCCCGTTCCGGCAGTACCTGTTGTATTAACCCCACCACCTCCACCGGCTGCGTAAGTTACGGTAGACCCCGAAATAGAAGACGCTGTTCCAGCACCGCCATTACCACCTAGACCAGCCGTTGCATTACCCCCTAGACCAGTGCTTGCATTACTACCGCCGCCGCCGCCACCAGCGGCATTATTACCA